CATCGTCCAAAACCACTTCATCCCCCACCTCGGGCATGGCTTGCTGGCCATCCTCCATATCGGTGGAAAGGGCCTCGACTGGAATCGAAATCATGGGCGCATTGTTGTCAGCCTCTTCGCATCCGCAAGCGGAATGAGAAGAAGGGGCACCACCATTACGATGATGCCCCTTCGGGCTGACGGCGATCACCATGATGGTGGCCGTCTTTGGTCGCATATTACAGCGTGGTCGAGGTCTTCGTCCGATGCACCAAGTACCACACCGGGTTACCGGTGGAACCGGTGTTACCAGCGGCCAGACGCAGGGCGGCGAAGTACAGCTTCACGCCGACGGTGACGAGCTGGTTCAACGGATCCGACTTGTCGGGGGTGTCGGTGATCACGATGCGCGGGGACAACGGATCATCACCGGTTAGAGCAGGGATACCGAACGACTCGTTGCCGAAGAAGAACGAGGCGATGATGTCCTTGCCAGCGGCCAGACCACCACCCGCGGCGGAAGCCTGATACACGAACTCATCGGCAGCGGTACCGGAACCGGTGCTGACGAACGAGTTGGTCTGGGTGACGACGCGGCAACCGTAGATGGAGCCGACCTCGCCCTTGTAGAACGGCTGGCCCTTGTTGCCGTAGTTCGAGGCGTTCAACCAGTCGCTGTCGCGCATGAGGTCACGGGCCACACGAGGATCGGTGGCGAGGACGTAGCCGCCGTTGATCAGCGGGGCGCGGTTGCGCTTCAGGCGGGTCATGGAATCGAGGACAGCCGAGGCCGTCATCGTGGTGTTGGCAGCAGTCGTGTCGCTATTCAGCGCAGAGAAGCTCTGCGTGGTCAGCGTGGCGGGGTTACCGTAGACCTTCACGCCACCGGAGCTGGCGATGGTGTTCACGGCGTCCGAGTTATCGAACGTACCACCACCCTCGGCGGCGGAACCGATGGAGGAACCGCTGGCGGTGAGGTTGGAGCCGATCAGCACGTTGCGGATCACCGAGTCAACCCAGAGGGCCATGTCCAGACCGGAGGTCTTGGTGGCCTGCTGGAGGCTGTTGAACAGGTCGGTGGCGCGGAGGATGTCGGTCAAACCGATGACCTGACCGTACTGAGCCAGCGACTTGCTCAGGCTGTTGAGGGCCAGAGCGCGGTAGTTGGCGGAGCTGATCGCAGTACCCTCAGCAAGAGACTGGACACTGCCAATGCTCGGCGGTCCGAAACGGAACATCGAGATGGCCTTGTTACCATTGTTCTTGGGGATCGGAGCCTTCATGGCGAACTGATCCAGGATGGTCTCCTGCTGAACGATGGAGAGCAGCTCCTTGCTGAAGTAGTTCTGGAACTGGCTCGTGAGCGTGGTTGAAGTAGTAACTGGCATATTTGAGTTGTGGTTGTGCTATCAGTTTTCGTCCCGGTCGAACGCCCTCGACGCTTTCAACAGCGCCTCCCTCTGCTCCTTGAGGGACAGCTTCGAGAAATCTTTCTCCTCAGCTTTCAGTTGTCCTGCCGGAACGCTTTTGCCAATAGCGGTCTTCTGCTGGAGCTTATTGAGTTGTTCCTTCAGAGCCTTGTTCTCGGCCTCGATCGACTGAGCCTTGGACGCAGTGTCCTGGAGCTTCATCAATTCCACCGCATGGACAAGTCCATCGGGCATTGATGTCAGCATCGGCACCTTCTGGAGCAGTTCGACAGTACGTTTGTACTCGGGGCTGTTCTGATCCTTCAGCCAAGTCTCCTTCTCGGACAACCGTGCATACGAATCAGACCATGCCTTTGCGAACTTCTCCTGCTGCGCCTTCTGCTGTCGCTCCGTAGCAGCTTTTCGGACTCCATCAGCCTTGGCTCGCGCTGCCTTGGCCAACTGAGAATCGCCATCGGCCTCGAACTCCTTGGCCGCAGCCTCGTAGTCCTCTGCCGTGTAGCCCTTCTCATCTCGGAAGGAACTGGTCTCAGCAGCCTTGGATTGCTCCCGCTGCTTGCTCCACTCCTCCCTTTCCCGCCTCACCGCCTCGCGCTCAGCCTTGAGGGCCTCCTTCTCAGCGTTGATTTGCTCCCAGGTCTTCGCCTTTCGGTTCTGTTCCTGGGCGAATTTGCTGCTTTTGTCCTTCTCCGTCTTCGGCTCCGCCTTCTTCTCGGCCTTCGCCTCGGGCTCCGCTTTCGTGCCTACTTCCTGCTCTCCACCATCAACCTCTTTGCCGGCACTCCCCGCATCGGAGGAATCTTGCTCAACCGGAGCCGTCTCATTGGTACTTGGAGACTGCTCCTTGGGCTGGCTGTCGATATCGACACCGGCATCGTAGTCGTTGGCCAAGGCGAGCATCGCATCGGCACTCAGTGTATCATCTGCCATATTGTGCTTTTACTCGTTTGCTGGTCCGCACAGACCAACAACCGCAACTTTGATCCTATGTGTTCGTGGCAGAATCCGGATCATCTTCCTGCCCCGTAATTGATTCTTGGTCGGCCATCATCTCGATGACCTTCACAAGACTGGCCTGACCCATTGCAAAGCCCGATGAGTATTGCAAATGGTTTCGGTCAGTTATGGCTGAAGCGTTCTGCATGAGAACGGTATTCAGCAAAGCGTCTTTGAAGCGTTTCCCGCTATCGCTCTTGAAGAAGTTGCTCAGTGCATTGGCATCCTCCTTGCGCCATGGCAAGGGATTCACCCAGCACTGATGTCGGCCAAAGGTCCAAGCAGCGCGGACTCGTGCGATGATGGAGATCATGGTTACTTAGCGGCGGCCTTCTTCCGACCCGCGGCCTGACGGCGCATGAATTCCGCGGCACCGAGCTTCTTGCGACCGATCCACGCGGCAAGGGCCTTGGGATCATCGGCACCCTCTTTCTTGAGCTGGGTGGCGAGCTTACTGAACTTGGATTTCTTCTTCATGTTAGGAAATGGGTCACCACGCTTTGCATGACCAATGCCTCGGCGTGGTCTTGTCCGTGGCGCTGGCGCAGTTATGCCGTGCTCGGAAGTTCTTCCGACGCTCCGGATCGTCCCGCTTGATCTCCATATTCGGATCACCGAAGCGGACCTTGATCACGGTACCCTTCGGATTGCGAACATACACCGCCTTCTTCTTCTTCTCTCCCGGAGTGTAGAAGGGCTTGTTGAGCGTTACCTTCTTGCCTTGGTATTCAGCCATATCATTCGCCTCCGAACAGCGGTGTTTCCTGAATCTCCTTGAGATCGGACACCGCGGGCTTCTTGCGCTGGAACCGGACCTTCGGAGGAACTCCCTCTTCGAGGGCCTGCAATCCTCCCGGCTCGATCTCCCGCGGGGTGGCCGGCGCGACGTTGCATTGGACGACGGTTCCTTCGGTGAGTGGTATCATGATCTTCTTGGCCTCGAACTCGCCGCACCAGTCGTTGGCATTGAGAGTAGGCCAACAACTAGGCCTTCCAGCGGGCGGGAACCTACGGCAAGTCCCGTCCACACAATAGAACCGGCAATCCTTACATGTCACGGTGATCATCCTTGTTACATCACGGGAGCCTCAGGGGGAACCGGAGCCTGTTCCGCAGGAACCGGAGCGGGGGGCGGGGCGGCTTGAGCCGCGAGCAATCCCGTGCTCTCGAAGAACTTCTGGATCTCCTTCCGCAGCTTCCGCGCCTCGTTCGTCGCCACCTGCTCGTAGCCCTGGAGCAAGCTATCGATCCGCATCATGAACGCGTTCTTGCTCAGCGGATTCAACTGCTGGCCCTGCTGCATCGCGCCATTCAGGTACTGCATCAGCACACCAATCCGACCCGCATAATTCTGCCCAGGCTTCGCAGGCACCGGAATGCCAACCAGCAGCGTCGGGATCGTCTTCGTCTCGTCCTCAAGCTCATCCTGCGCCTTCTGGCCCGGATCCCGGAGCAATCGCTTGATCAGACTCGGGTCATCCAACTCCATGATGCTCTTGTCCAACTCCACCTGATCCACCCAGGGCGAGTTCATGAACAACTGCTTCCGATTGATGGCCTGCTGAATCATCATCTGACGACTCACCATGTCCATGCCACCCTTCGGTTCAAGCTCATACTGGTCATGGAGCGCGACCGGATCCGCATCGAGCGAGTCCTCCGCGAACCGATACCGCAAGCTCTTGGAATCGTACTGAACATACAGGCTCCAAGCCTGACGATACAGCTTGCCCAGCGACATACGGAAGAGTCTCGCCCGCAAATCACCGCTCTGCATCGCCTGCGCGTTGATGCTCTGGATCTCGGTGGCGGTACGGCGATCGCTGCCGCCGCTCATCACCGTGGACATGCCGTAATCCGGGCTACCGATACGGTTCTCAGCCACCGCACGGGTCTGGTTCAGCTCCTGATCGAAGCTCACCGGAGGCTGCGGCATCTGCACCGGGGCCACCCCGTAGGGCAGGATCTGACCCGGCTGGAACCTCAAATTGATGCTGTTCGGCAGCTCCCGCTCCGCACGGAACAGAGGGCGGTTGTACAGCGTCATCGCATCATGCTTGTGGTTCCACATCGAGGTCATGGACAGCTCGAACGGAGCCAGGATCTCGCACACGCCTCTCGGACTGAACCAGCCCTTGTCCTTGATCTCGTACGGGAAATCCACGAACGGAAGTTGGCCATGATCATACGGGAGTTCCATGGGGTCCCGGAGGTCCAGATCCACCGCCGCGGGGCTGTACAGATACACCTCCCACACCCCGTCATCCCGCTTCCGGTACACCTCCCAGACAATCACTCCATCCGTGTTGTTCGTGTACGTGATGCCCTCGCGCAACTGCTTCGCATCGTCCTCGGTCGCAGCCCCCGGGATATTGTCGTCCTCCTGCGGGTTCCCCCGGATCTTCTCGATCGTTTTCGAGTCCGCCTTCCACCCGAACTGGCCAGCCATCCGCTTGTACGCCGGGACACTCATCGGCATCACATGCACCGCCCAGTCCGCATCCTGCAGATCAACCGTGTACGCAGGCACCACGAAATACATCGGGTCCACAGCCTCGAATCCCACCCGCTTATCGCCCGGGTTCCAGAAGCACTTCATCACCCCGCGACCGCTCATCAGCGTGTAGTCCACCCAGCTCAGGACCTCATCCACGAAATTGGTCTTCTCCCGGATCTTATAATTGAACCAGTCCTCAGCGACCTTCGTGTACGCGTTCAACTGCTGGCGCATCGGCACAAAGCTGGCCACGACATCCATGCCCAGCGCCTGCTGGAGGAAGAGCGGCTTCAGCTTCTCGATCGCCGTATCGATCAGCGGCCAGTGCAGGTCCGCGGCCTTCGGCCAGGGCTTGTTCGTACGGCGCAATCCATGGTGCCGCAGCTCGTACCACCTCGTCTGCCGCAGCTCCCACGGGCTACGCTGGCCCACAGCCTCGACAATCTGCCCCTGCAACGCACTCCGCTGTTTATCGGTCATCATAAATGTCCTCCCCTCCTCTTATCCCCCCACCTCGCAACCAGCAAGCGCAACCCCCTCGGGTTCAATCGGTCCTAGCTCATCCTCCATCCGTTCGAGCAGGCTCCGCCCGTCCTCGCCCAGCGCCTTCATGTACTCGTCCATCCGCTTACCGCCGCCGCCGCAGAAGGCCAGCACCATCGCATCCGCCCTATCGGGACTGTTCACCCCTCTGGCCCGGAGCTCATCCTTACCCTCCAGCGTCAGCTTGCCCTTCCCGTTCGTGCGGACCTTGCGGCTCACGAACTGTTGGAGGAGCACCTCGTCGGTCCCGACCGGTCCCAAGTTCACCTTCCCCTCCTCCACCATCCGACCGAACTCGATCCACATCTCAGCCGCACGGTTCACGAACTGATCATCCCGGATGGCCCGCTCACCGAAATTCACCCGCCGCACATCCCAGCCCTCAGCCCGGAGCGCGTCGCACATCACCACCCCCATGCCTCCTACGTCGGCATAGATATCCTCGGCTTTGAGCTTCCACTTCCTGAACTCCGCGATGAACCGGCCCACGCTGGCCATCGTGTCCTTGTCCTTCCAACGGACCAAGCCCTTCACCGTGTTCCCCTTCCGGATCACGAGGACGCTCTCGTCGCCGCCGGCAGAGAAATCGCACCCTGCGGTCAATCGTTGGCCATCACTCTCCTCCTTGCACGGGCTGGAGACGCACTTCTGCCAGTCCATGGTCTTGATGGCAGTGAGACTCCCGTCGTCCTCCATGAACTCCGCGTAGATCATCGAGCGCACCAACGGATGACCCTCGCCCCATCGCGCTATCTGATCATCGATCCACTCCTTACGGATGTGCGGACAGTCATACGCAGTGACCGTGAACGTACTCCACTTCCCATCATTCCGGCGGAATACATCGTAGAAGTACCCGGAGCTTCCTCCAGGGCTGCTCATCAGCAGCACACGCGTCGGCTGGCACCGCTCCATTGACTGAAAAATCCCGTCAGGCACCGCCTTGGCCTCATCGACCACATACATCAAGTCCTGACTCGGACCCTGAACGTGCCAGCCCTCCGCCTTCTCCGCGTTGCTTGCCGAGAAACCGATGCACCGGCTGACTAGCTCCTGCCCCTCGTGCAGCTTCGGGTACACATAACGCACCTCGCCGTCCTTGATGAAGAACCCGTTCTCCTCGCCGCCCAATCCGTTGGCCAGCTTTCGTAGGTGGGGCCAAAGAGCATCAGCTACCTGACGGTAAACGCCGGCGGTACATACAACGAGGCTTCCGGGCCAGCGGAGCATGTGCCAGATCACCGCACTGGCGGCGACCATGCTCGTCTTGCCCGAGCCGTTCGCAGCCTTCAACGCCACCTTGGAGTGCTTCTCGTTCAACGCACCGAGCACCGCCTCCTGCCACGGGTACACCTCACGTTGGCCAAGCATCATCTTGGGGAAGTTCTGAAGCTTCTGAGCCTCCTCGATGAGTTTCTTCTGCTTCCACGCGGGCATCGAGCCGCCTCCACCATAGGAATTGGTAAAGGAGGACTTCTTGCGCTTAATTTGCTTGACTGCCATAAAATTGATGTGCGGTAGGGGGAGGGGGTATCAGGATCACCCCACCCCCCACCTGGGTGGTCCCCCGCCCCCGTGGTCTATTCCTACGCTATCCTACTACGCTATCCTACTACCCTATTTAGAAACAACCCCGAATGCTCCGAGTAGGTTACCGGATATTGATAGCTCTTTACCTTTGGTAGTGTGATCCAGTTGGGCGCGGGCGACGTAACCGCGGGTTCTCTCTAGTAACCATGCAGCACCCTGCCATCCGTTGGATGCATCCAGAACCCGATCCTGCATTTCAACCTCACCCTTTGCCCGGGCCATCTCCAGTTCCCTGGCGAAGTCTGGATGACGCGCAAGGTATTGACCCCATCCCGCAGGTGAACCAGAGGAGAACCCGCAAAGGATCGCGACCCGATCGTGAGGCATTCCCAAGTAAGCCGCTCGAGTTGCTGTTTTTTTCATCTCGGGAGTAACTACCTTTTCGGGTCTCCCTCCCTTCGCCTTCCCTTCCCTTTTCGGTCGCTTCCCAATCTCCAATCCTTCCCGTTCCATGGTCTCGCTTTGCCCCACAAAGTAAGCCACCGCCATTTTCTTCACCTTTCCATGTTGACAACCATCGCCTCCCGTCGCAATCTTCCCACGTGATCCAATCAATGGATCCTTCAAATCCTATGCGTTCCCTCAAATCTTTCCTGCAATCCCTCGCCTTCCTCGCGCTCCTCGCGCTTGTGATCGGTGCCCTCGCCTACTGCTTCACCCTGTTTTTCATCGGGGGTGCCCTGTGAAAATCACTCCGTCGCATTACTCCGCGATTCGTTCGGCGATTCTTCCGCTTGCTGGTCGCCTTTCCGCTCATCGTGACTTCCTGAAATCTGAGGGAAAGGCCAAGGATATTGAAAAGCGTCTCCGTTGGGATGCTTTCCGCGCCTCCGGTTGTGACGGAATCATGTCTGACCTTTACGCGTACCTTGACGATACGCACATCGACACTGCCTTGCGTTCGATTATGCGTGAAATCTACGGAGGTGCCCTGTGAATGGCTTCATTCTCCATGAAGACGCCCATCGAGTGATCATCGCGACCGGCTTTTCCAATCCCAGCGATAACCGGAAAACCGGAGACATGATCCAGATCTGGATTTTCTGCAAAGCGGTCGATCCCGTCGAAGCGATCAAATCGGGCTTGGATCGTTTGATTTGCGGAAACTGTTGACACCGTGGCGATGGCTCCGGGGGCTCCCGTTCCTGTTACGTCAACGTCAGCCAAGCCCCATTGGGTATTTGGAGAGCTTGGCGTTCCGGAGCCTATTTGCCCTTACCCTCTGTTTCCGTTTTCACGGGCCGCAAGGTGAGATTCGGAGCCTACGGAGACCCGACACACTTGCCCCTAAGTCTCGCCCTTGCCATCGCCGGCGTCGCTTCTGGTTGGACAGGCTATACGCACCAGTGGCGCAAGCCCAGTCTCCAACCTTGGCGTCAATTGCTGATGGCCAGCGTCGACACTACCGCCGAGCTTGTGATCGCCCGATCGATGGGCTGGTCAACCTTCCGTGTGACCCCGGATCTAGACCATCATTCCATGGAAACCCTATGCGCCAGCGATCGAATCGGGACACCCTGTTCCGATTGCCTAGCATGCGCAGGCTCCCGTTCTGGGCAACGGGCCGTTTTCATTCCTGCCCACGGGACCGGAAAACGTCACTTTATCGGTGCCTGAATTCCCCGGTGAGCCTATCGGCAACGGTAGGTTCCACGGGCAATTGATGCCCATCAAATCATGAACACCACACAAGCCGCGAAGAAAAACGCCAACCCTTACCGTATCAAAGCGACCGAAGCTTTGAAGGAGGAGGGTTTCACAAGCTTAGACTCCTTCGCCCGTCACGTTCTCTGGGATGGAGAATGCAGGGCATGCTGCTCCGAAGGATGCATGGTTGAGCCCGATGGTTGCTGCCATCACGGATGCCCTTCAATTCTCCTTGCCCTGGGAATGATCTAAACCCCGAACCATACCCATACCATGGAAGCGATAAAAACCAGATTCCTGGGGCCGACAAACACGAAGGGAGCCCGCATAAAGGCATCATGGAGCAAAGGAAGCTTGACGATACCCTACCCTTACGAAATGGGCCGACAGGAAAGGCACGAACTAGCGGCCCGCATGCTATTTGACCGGGATTTCTCCAAAGATTTCGGGCATGTGGTGTTTGCAACGGGACACTTGCCCGATGGGACATGCGTCCACGTGATGATATGAAGCCCCTATTGCGGGTCCTAGGTTACCTTGCCCTCTGCCTATTATTCACCCTCGCAATGCTAGTCTCGGCCCTCGCAGGAAACTAGTCTAAGCAACCAACCAAAGCCCCAGGGTTTATTCTCTGGGGCCTTTTCTTTGCTCCGATCCTGTACCCTTTCGATCGATCCAAGGAACCCGTCCGCCCGTTTATCAGTAGGCCATCCTTATGTGCCGCTCATGCTCCGCGCCATACGCCATACGCAAATTCGGAATTCGGAATCCGAGAATCGGGAATCGCCCACTCCCATCATGGTGCGGAAGCCGTTGCCCTATAGTGCGGCACCGGATAGTGCGGTCGTCCGTCGCAGGATATGCGGAACACCTTGCGTTCCATGATCCCGGCCCGGACGGCTATGCCGATCATTCGATTGGTCTGGGATAGCTGCATTCCCCATTCCTGCATCCATTGCCGTGCGGTTTTCCATTCTGGATCTGGGACTTCGACCTTGCAGTTGATCTCGTCCCGTATCCGCCTCAGAAGCTCGGCAGAGTCCATTTGGTTTCCCCTTGTTTCCATTGGTGGACGTAGAGTTGTGCGCCATCGTCCCAGTATTCGCCGAACACGATCCCGTGCGACCATGCGAGCGTCCCGCGGCGTCGGAGCGCGTAGTCCATGCAAGGAGCGTCGGCCAGTGTCCCTGGCGACAGGCATATGGGATTATCCGATCTCCGACCCGTGGCCATGCCCGCCCGATGAGCGTGAGCGACAACCGTATTCCCCCAGGTCTCCGCGGTATCCCTCAGGAAGTTCTCCGAGTACAAGAGCCCATGACCCCACGAGAACCCACCCAGCCTGTACCACGATCTCGGCAGCACATCATGGTGCAGTATCTTCACTCGGGCATGCCGCTCAATCGGAGCCATCATCTTCTGCCATATCGCCTCCGCGAATCCCCGGACCACGGTATTATGGTGATGCATGTACTTGATCGCCCGATGATCATGATTCCCCAGTATGAACACGGTGGGTCTCAGGGCATCCAGGAACCGGACCCCGCACTCGATATCGTCCAGGTAATCATCCGCGGCATCGGAGTCCGCTGGATTCACCAATGCACCGGCACGGAGGGACGCGAGATCGTAAGCATCCCCGAGGTGTATGACCTCATCCGGCGCGAACTGCTCCCTGAAGAGCAGCACCGCGGCCAGGGCATCGGCATTGGCGCGATTCCCGTGGGAACAGCCTACCGCCATGACCCTTTTGCGCCCTCGAACAGCTAACATGGCGAATTTCAAGCATAAAGTTTCTGCTTCTGCAAACGCCCGTAATCGTCAACCATGAACACCCATTCCGCATGAAATCCATCGACACTATTATCACTGATCTCATCTGGTACGCCTCTGTGTATAAGGATACCAGTGGCGAAGGCCGCAAGCTCCTCTCGGAGCTTGTAGAGCAGGCCAATCTTATTGTTAAACAGATCCGCGATCACCAGCCGGATATGATAAAGGCCACCGGCACCGAGGCACTTGTGTGTCGTGAGATCGCAAAACGCCAGTTCCTGGGTCTGAACAAGTACGGCACGAGTGTTCAGGACAATCCGCTCAAGCTCCAGGAGTGGGCCAGTCATGCCCGTGACGAGGCTCTGGACCTCGCCATCTACCTCCAGCGCATCATCCAGGAGATCGAGCGGGCGAAAATCGGCACCATCCGCGATTGCCCGCTGGCGCAAATCTAAGGTCGATTCGCAAAATGATGCGGGACGCATACCAAACGCGCTCCTAGCCCCCTTTCCGCTCGATTGCGGGGCATCCGCATCCATCCATCATCACCCATCCTCCCGGCTCCCGAGCTTCCAAGCTCCCGAGCCACCGATTCCCGAACCTCCGAACCGAGTACTGGGTACTGGGTGTCGGGGGTCATCGAAAAATGCCGCCGCCGCGGGGGCCGTAAGAGCCCCCCCAAAGCGAAGCGGCGATGCATTTTTCGACTCCCTTTTAAGGGAGTGAAATACTCCCTTTTAGGGGAGATAGCGGGAGGGGCGGAGAAGAATCTGGGACCGGAATCTAGAGTTAGATCTTGGTCCTTGACAGGCTTCATGGGACAACGCACTTTGATCGTCCAATGAGTTATCTAGAGAACGGTTCCACCCTCCGCGCCATGTTCCGACTGATGCCGCCGATGAGGCATGACATCGATCCGAACCGATCCGAGGTTCTGGCCTACATAAAGGACAACCTTAACTGTGATATCGGTCGCGCTATCAGATCGTTCAATTCGATGCGCCATATCAAGAGCGCGGTATTGATATACGATCGTATCCATCGCCAGTGGCGTGGATGTGATTGGGTTCCATTTGAGGAGCCTGACAAGATATCACTATTGATGAGTACCGTGACAGAGTTGAAGCGTGACATTGCGTCGTTGCGATCTGATCTCAGGAAGGTGAAACACGAGATGGTTTCCTTACGCCGAAGGAAAGGTGCAGTGAGGTCTGAGGATGATCCGGCATTGAATGTTGATGCTTCCGAAACAGAACAGCAGCCGATCCCTGAGAAGGAAAAGGCTGCTGAGAATCCGAACGAATGGTTTAGGACTATGTGTGCCGCCCTCGACGAGGTTGGTAGGGCTTCTTCTCCTTCAATTCCGCCCCAGTGAACGCGAGCGGGTTGCACTGTTCCCACTGGATCCCGGTGGCTGAGTGCTGAAGGTTGAGAATGGGGGATGGGAGTCCGAGCCTCCCTCCCCGCTTGCAGAAGGCCAATTGGAAGCGTCTAGGCTTGGACTGGCCTACCTCATGGAGAACCGCGATCTCCCGCGCCCAATTGGCAAGCTCGGAGCTTCCGAATCCTGAGTGGGCCAGTTCCATGGTGGTGAGTGGTTCGCCTGTTTCTTTTCGTTGTGGTTTCGCGACATGGTGCATCCAGATCCAAGCGACCTTGGTCTCGTGGAGGATGGGCTGGAGTTTGTTGCGTAGGAACACGGATACCTCGGACTGATCGCTCAGGTCTCCACCGAAGTAGGAGAACAGTGGATCGGCGATGATGAGGTCTAGCTTGGACTTGTGGATGAACCGTCGGGCGAAGGCGAGGAATGCTTCCCCGGTGCGGACTGTCTCGGTGCGGAACTCCAGGTTCTTCTGAAGCAGGTTCATCTGTTCAATGGTGAACCGTCTGTGGGTTACCCCGCGGAATGCCTCGGAGAGGTCGCCACGATCGTTCTCAGCTTGGATGACACCGATCTTCAGTGCCTTGACCGGCTTGATCCCGAAGAAGTCGAGACCGAGACACCAGCGCACAATGATCTGCATCATCAGTGAGGACTTACCGATGCCGGTGCCTCCGCTGATGATCATGGAGGATCCGCGGGTGATCCATCGATTGCCGATGAGATTGTCTGGATCGTTTTCCGGATCGAACGTGAGGAGGTCTTTGACCGTGACGATGGTGGACTGATCCTCGTCGGTCTCGCGATTGGTGAGCCATTCCTCCCATGAGTTCGCACCGAGGTTGGTGGCCAACAGTTTCTGCTTCGCCTCGCCCCGCCACGATCCTGGGAGCCGGGAGAAGCGTGATGGGTTCTTGTTCTTGGGATCGATGCCTGGGATCGCCTTGTATATCTCATCGCGGCGAAGATCCCATTCCTTGCGGTTGGCGGCGTCCACGCGGACCCATCCGTGGATGGATTTGCCGCCGCTATCGATCATGACGCTGATGGGCAGTCCGGAATCCCGGAGGAGCTTCTCCTGCTCGGGCTTGGGACGTTCATCGAACTCTACGAGGACATGGCGGTACGCGCTGACATCGTTGTCCGAGCCGCTGTAGAGTCCGGGCTTGAACGGATTGATACGGACGAAGACGCCATCGGTACGGTCGTCTCTGAACAGGATGGAGTCCGGGTTGTCGAACCGTTTGATCCATTCCTCGACCGGCAGGAATGACCCGGAGGTCATGGGCTTGCCTTCCTCGACCTGCTCGCAGATGCAGACCACCTCGGTGGGTGCGAATGCGGATTCGAGGAACCGCTTGAACTCTGAGGATGCTGGATCTGCGCTACCGGCTGGTTTCCTGAACACCACGCGGGATAGGTCCGTGCATTCCACGGTGCCAACAGCATTGAGCAGATGGCCCGCTGGCTTGTCGTGGCTCGTGGATACCGCGGAGCGGATCTTGTAGGCCAGTTCTCTGTCGGTCCAGGGTGGCTGGCAGGAACGGTTCCATTCCGACAGGAGGCGTAGTGCGTCACCCTCTGATAGGCCGAAGCCGTGGACTAGGCCCACGGCTGCGGTGTAAGTAGTGTTGTGACCTCCTGATCCGGAGATCGCTGGCGGAACTTTGGATAACCATAGCTCTGCCCTTTGGTATGCTGTCATGTCGTTGCGTTTGTCGTTGCTGCTACTTCTTCTTGCGAAGTGTTCCGGCCTTCTTCATGGCCTTGAACATCTCGACTTCCATCATGCGTTTGATGGCCTGCGTTTTGGTTGGGTAAGTACCCATGTTCTTGTGGTGAGTCTTGGACTCCACTTTGTATCCGGCCTTGGTTTTCTTGATCATGGTTGGATCGGCTTGAACACGGTGTCGAACTCCTGCTTGGTACGGACGTAGTAGTTCTCGCCGCGTCTGTAGATGACCACCTTCCGCTTGATCTCGGCAATGCGAAGCTCGGCTGGCGCGAGCAGTTCGACCTTCACCAGGGGAAAGAATCGGTGGATATGGGTGGGTTGATCTGAGGATTCCATGGGGCGGGATCTTGGTCTGGTTTAGGATATGAGATCCAACCCTTTCGGATGGCCTCGTCTACGATGGCTTTCGCGTTGGCGATGATCTCCTGATTGACCGACGCGACACTGGCCCGCTCTTCCGCGGTCATCTTCTCTGGCTTCTTGTTGTTCTCCAAACGATACCCGTACCAGGGTTGCTCACGGCGTGGGGTTCTCATTGCTTTTGGATCTCCGCGGGGACGATGCGCGACAGGACACAGTTGCAGTAGGAGCCCTTGGTTCTGGCGTTACATCGATGATGATGCACAGGGTTGGAGACGATGTGTTGAGTGAGGTCGCTCGTGAGCTTGACCAAGTCAGTGATACGGTTGGCTGCTTCGAGGAGGATGATTTGTGGGACATTATCTGGCGATTGGATGTCCTGAGACAGCACCTTGAGTGCGCTCACGAGGTCTGTCGTTGACGATGGATTCATTGTTGTTTGTGGATGATGAGACCATTCCCTTTGGGATCGACCAGTTCGACCGAGCGGATATCCGGCAAGCGGGCCAGCGTCTTGACCATTTCAATGGGGTCATGGGCTTGAGCAACGCAGGTGAGGTGGATATCGCCGTCTCCGTAGTTGATCTTCAGGTTCTCTTTGGTTCGATCACGCCACACTCGGACGGTGATCCCGCCTGAGAGGGTGACCACCTTGATGGATTCGACGAGTGGGAATGAATGGCGGCTCATAGGGGTTTATTGCAGTGCGGGCAGACCTTGGATGCGCGTGAGCTTCGGCTGTTGGCGGTATTGGCAACCGGCTGAATGCCTAGCCATTCGCAGAGTTCGGTGTAGGAAGTGGCACCGTAGTTGGCCCACTTGAATGGCCTGATGTCACCGGTATTGACCGCGTGGATGGCTACCTCGCGTGAGGTGATGTGGAGCTTCGATAGGATCGCCACGTTGCGGGCGCTGAGTCCGTTGGTCCAGAGCGCCTCATTCTCCCTGAGTGTCTTGGCAGATCGTAGGATCTGGTGGACTCGCTGCTTGCTGAACCCTAGTTGTTGGCCAATGGACTTGTAGGTGTGGCCTTTGGATCTGAGTTCTGTGACTTGGTTTATGGACTCGCGGAGTTTCATCGAAGTGGTATTTGGACTGCTCGATATCGTTTGTTGGCTTTGTGGCATTGCATGCACAGGCCGGTCTGAGTTGTGCAGCCGCAGCCCAAGCATGCGGCCAATTCGTGACATAACTGCTTCCATCGTTGTAGTTCCTCTACTTCTTGTTGTTTTGGTTTTGGTTCTTGATTTTCCATACGCTGGTTAGGGACACGCCATACTTCTTGGCCAACTCACGGTAAGTGTAGGTTGGGTGGGCTTCGAGGATCGCGGTCTTGATGTCGTCTGGAACGCTGTACCACTTACGGTTGGGACCGGGAGGAATCTCCCGTTTCTTTGCCGTGGTGGTTACGGTGACGGTGCCGAGCATGCGCTGCATCGACTCCTTGGTCAACCCAAATCTTGCTAGCTGATTCATTTTCTTATTGGTCGCTGGAGACGGTGACGATGAAGTCGAAGTTCGTCTGCCAGGAATCGTTGAGTTCGTTGTAGCTGTTGCTCTTGATCTTCCACGTTCGAGGGTCGCGGCTCGACTTGGTGTGTCGGCACCTGATGCGAACGTCGATGGTTTGGAGTGCGGAGTTTCGGAGGTGGTGATGGTGCGGGAGTTCGTGGAGCAGGAGGGTCATACCTTTTCGGTGAGTGATCTGATGTACCTGTTCCGCTCCTTCGGTTTGACGTTGATGAGGTATTCGATGGCCATACAGGCATTGATGCTTGCGGTATGTTCCCAGTCCTGCTTGTTGTCGTAGTACTCATGCCACCGCTCGCTGGGTGCCACGATGACTTGTCCGGTCTTCCGGTGCTTGAAGACGAATGCTACAGGTCCGATTGGTACGTTCACGGCTTCCTTACCTTCACCTTGTTCCATTGCTCAATCTCACCATGCCAGCCTAGGAAGGCCGCAGCGGCGCACAGCATATCGCCAGCACGTTCCAATCTGTGGATGCGTTCGTTCTCCTTCTCTAGCTCAACGACCCTCTTGTTCGCACCAACCAGTTGCCGCTCTAGCTGACGGGCGAATCCGATTTTAACCCACTGCTGATTTAGATCAGACCAAAGTCGCACCTGCCGGTCTGTGCGCGGGGTTTTGGAGACGACCTTTTTGTTGGCGTTAACAAGATGGCTCACGGCTTGGCCTCCTTTAGCTTTCCGGTTTCTTTATCAACAACACCAAGGGCGATGGCGTTGAAGAGGTGGACGAATCCGCATTGAGCGCAGATAACTTGAACAAACGGAATGTGTCCTGCGCCCTGAATCAGTGCTGCCGGTATTCCATCGTTGTATTCTGTTGTGTCGATTACAGTTTCTAAATTGAGCTGCTTGTGTCCGCAGAATAAGCAGCATCGTTTTACCGGCAAACCGTTGATTGCATTGAGAAGCACTCTCTTGTGTCCTTGGGTTAATCTCACGGCTTGTCCTCCGTTGTGAATCCGATGCCAGCTTTGTCCCACAGCAGCAGATCGGCGCGGAGAGCGTCGTTCTCACGCTCTAGTTGGGTGATGCGGTTGTTGGCCGCGTGGAATTTATCAAACCAATAGGTCGAAACTTCCACGGCTCGCTCTACTCGCTTCTTCCATTCTTCGTCACTCACGGCTTGTCCTCCTTGGCTTTGCGCCATTGCGAAGACATGAACGGATCGTCTCCAAGATTCCTTGGATCTGACAGCCATGCGGCCATCGCATCTCCCGACTCCTCCAGCCGCTTGATTCGCTCACGCGCTTCATCACGCTGCTTCGTCAGCAGTTGAACCTCACGCTTGCGGCACGCATCAGATTGACCGGCGCGTTTCCATTCGTCGTCGGACAATTCGATATCTTGAACGGTCTTGCATTCGTAGCTTGTAAACCCTCCATCCGCCGACCTCAGTAGATTTCCTCCATGAACCATGATCTGCGACTCGCAGAACGGGCATTTGTCTGGTACGGTATTCACGGCTTGACCTCCTTGGCTTTGCGCCATGCGTTTGCTAGGTGCGGTTCATTCCACCCTTCGTTTATCATCGCATCCCCCGCCTCCTCCATCCGTTTGATGTACTGAAGCAACGCTTCTTTAGGCAAATCGTCGCGTGTGAACTTCGGATTCGTCAGTTGCTCAACGAACTCCTCCAACCGCTTGATCTTGGTGTTCGCTGCGTTGAGTTGTCGCTCTAAACACAACAACGAATCGCTTTCAAAATACCGTTTTCCTGCATGAACTTTGGTTCCGTCAGAAAGCCAATCAAACTCAGACCCACATCGTTGGCATCGACTTGTTTCTGTGGTCTTGGCGCACATAGTATCGCTCACGGCTTGGCCTCCTTCTTCATTAGATTCATCCATTCTCTGATTGCTCCGTGCTTCGACATCTCCGTGGCTTGGTAGACCACGTTCTGACCTGCCACTTCCAGCGACAGGATTCGCATCTTCAAGCGGTCGATTTCACGCTCCAGTTCTTCGATGTATTCCTCCTGCAAGCGGTAATGTTCCTTCCACGCTTCATCGGTTGATTTTGGGGGTGGTGTATTTTTCATGGCATCGAGTCTTTCTGGTGTAATTCCATAGAAGTATTCAAGTGCGTCGCTGCTCACGGCTTGGACTCCTTGGCTCGCGTCCATTCTCCGTTCGCATCTGCAATCCGAATCTTTCCAGACTTGGTGACTCGGATTTGCAGCGAGTTTCGTCCCTGATGTTTCGGTGTTTCCAGAAGCAGCCACACCCATCCCTTCTCTTTGTCAGAGAATCCGCGAATGACTTTTACGGCACCCCAATCGAATCCGTATTGCGTCTCGGCGTAGTGGATTTGAGAAATCACGGCTTGGCCTCCTTCGCTTTGATCATTGCGTCGGCAGTTTCGTAACAAGCATGAGCCAATTTGTTCGCAAAGAATGCGTCATAATCCTTTGCCATGATCGACAACAACCCCTGCAACGCCGCCGCCGCGAAGTAGTCGCGGAGGGACATCCCCTGCTGGTGGACGTACAAACCGAGTTGCTTATCCATGTGGCTGTCCCGTGCAAATGCCGGTCCTCCGTCGTTGATCTGGTTGCTCATTTGCCCTCCTTCTTCTTCCGGTTCCAGTACGTGATCTGATAGGCTTTGACCTTCTTCGCAGCGCGGTATGCCTCGCCCGCTTCCTTGCGGGTCATCTGGTACACTCCGGTGCCCTGCTGATCGATCTTCTTAGCAAGCTCGCTCATCGGCCACCTCCCTGGGCGTAGTGAAGGATCAGCAGCGCGTCCGCGTTGCCGAGCGTCACATCGAGGTGCGGGTACAGCTCTTGGGCTTTGCTCTTGAGCTTGCGCTTCCATTCAGGGCCGGTGGCGCAGGCCTTGCGACCGCCGAGGCCGAGGGGTTCCTGCCACACCTTGGGTTCGACCCTGTGCAGCGCGTAGCCGGTGGCGTAGGCCAAGCCCTGGATGATGCCGTAGTTCTCGTGGAGCGTGGCGACCGCGGAGGCCGGGGTCAGCTTGCTCACGAACTTGGGCACCTTCTCGATCCACAGGTGGCTATCTGCCACCTTGAACCCGGTGAGGAGTTGCGCCATGTCGGGGAGTGACTCGGGCATTGGGAACAGGAGGATGCCGTCCAATGTCTGGACCGCGAACCCGCCGTTCACGCCGGGGTCACATGCGATTACGATTCGATTGCTCATTGGTTGTTTGTTGGGACTTGATGGTGAGAGTGTGGCCCACGTAGATGCCTGCGATCACGCAGATGGGCATCAGCGCCGCCATGGAGATGATGGTCAGTGCGGTGCTCATCGTTTGAATGCCTTCGAGAGGAATTGGGATGCCGCATCGAACTTCCATGTGTGCGCGTTCTTGATTCCGAAACGGGTCAGACAGCGAACCTGCTTGGGTGTGGCGAGCTTGAGGGCCGCTCGATTCATCACACGCTCCAGCACCGCGCTGGCCTGACCGCGGCAGGTGATCGAGTCTGTGGAGAACCCGAAGCTCTTGAGTGTCTTGGCCTGCGATTCAGTGACCGGCTGCGAGTGCCACGGCATGGTCGGTTCCCAGTCGGCCATCGTTGTGTCGTGGATCGACAGGGCGAACTCTAGCGGATCGATGGTCTTACCGGACAGCTTCTTCTTCTGAGCCAACTGCTTGGCCAACGCGTTCTCGCGCTGGATCACCGCGTCGTTGACGACCTCCTGGAGATCGAACTCGCCCTGCTTGGCTATGAGTTCATCAGCGATTTCTCCGATCTCATCCTGGGAGATGAGGCGCGTGGGACGCACGAGCTTGTGGCGTCCGGTCATCCACAGGAAGTCGAGGATGGTGAGATGCGTCTTGCCGGCATGTAGCCGGGTTCCGCGACCGATCATCTGGGTGTAGAGCGAGCGGCTTCTGGTGGGTCGCAGGCAGACGATGGTGTCGATGCTGGGCTCATCGTACCCCTCGGTCAGCAGCATGGCATTGCAGAGGACTCCGCGCTGCTTCTGGGCGAACCGCTTGAGGATCTCCTTGCGATCGGTGCTGGTGCCATCCACGTGCTCGGCATCGAGTCCGATGGCGCGGCAGATGGAGGTCATCTTTTCCGATGTGGCGATGAGCGGTAGGAACACGATGGTCTTCTTCCCGCCGAACTGCTTGATCTGGGCTGCTATGCGTTCGAGGTACGGCTCGATGGCGTGAGCGGTGTCATTGGCATCGAAGTCGCCAGCGTGGAACTTGACCTTGGTGAGATCGATGGAGACATCGCAGACACGGGCCTTGATGGGCACGAGATAGCCCTGCTTGATGAGATCGAGGAGTGTGACCTCGTAGGCCACGTTCTCGAAGAATGACCCGAGCTGCTTCTTATCGGAGCGATCTGGGGTTGCTGTGACCCCGAGGATATTGGCCTGCGGAAAGTGGCTTAGGACGCTCTGGTACGAGTCGGCTGCAACGTGGTGCGCCTCGTCGATGATGATGTTGGTGAAGTAATCTGGAGCGAACCGATTGTGTCGGCGGAGAAGGGTTTGAATGGATCCGACGACGATACGGAACTCTTGACCAGCGAAGTCCTCAGCGCGTTCGAGTGCAGCGTCTCGACCGACGGCCTGCTTGATCTTGTCCTTGGCCTGCTGAAGGAGTTCTTCGCGGTGCGCGATGATAAGGGTGCGACCCTGGGCGCGATTGGCTATGTGAGCGAAGACGATGGTCTTCCCGCCACCAGTGGGGATGACGATCAGCGATCGTTGATAATCTTCCCAAGACTGGAAGACTTGACCCACACACTCTTCTTGGTACGGTCTCAGTTGCATAGCGTGTCGTTGCGCTTTGTTGTTTTTGGACTCATTGCAAACCCCCGGAGGCTGTAACCTCCGGGGGCTTTTGTTTACCGATCAGAGACCGTCGTTGTCGGACGGCACCTTCTTCATGCGGCGGACGCGGAGCGCGGTCTGCTCCTGACCGTTCTTGTCGGTGTACTTCTCCTCCTCGATGGTGATCACGAGCGACAGCCCGACGAAGCCCTGGAGGAAACGATAGAAGGCTCCGCTCACGCTAAAATCGAACTCGGCACCGTCATCGATGTTAGCCTCGGTCGCAGAGATCAGGGCCTGAAGACGCCACATCATGGTGTCCTTCAATACGAACCGATCGCTGAGGACCTCACCGCTCGGCCCCTTGTAGCGGAGGCTGACGATGGAGTTTCCGCTCTTGTCCAGACCATCATCTTTGCAGGCCGAGATGACGACTGTGTATTCGCCGGGGCCGGCGAACGGTTTCACTTCTGCTTGGGAACGATCTACTTTGAATGTCATGTGTTTGGTGTGTGTGTCGTTGTTATTGTTGTTCTGACTGACGCGCCGCCCACGCGGGCAGCGAAAGGGTTTCAATTTGAGACGAGTAGCAGGGCCAAGAGTTGAGGGCTTGGCACTCGTTGAACGTGCGGAGTTGCTCCTCGATGATCGAGACTCCGAGATCGATGGCCTGCTGATCAAGCTCATAGCAGGCCACGCCATAGGGTGCTTCCTTCTCGACTGCGATGAAGACGAAGCGGCTTGTCTTGGTGATGGTCTGATACCAAGCGGCTTGAACGTGGTATCGGAACTGGGCGCAGGACTTTGCGAATGCTGCCGGTGACGCATCCTGCGTGGTCTTTAGATCGATGATGTAGTCATCACCGAGTCCATCGATGCGAGCCTTGACCTTCGTACCCATCCAGTTGTCGAAGGCAGAGACCTCGAAGCGTCCGGGCTTGATCGCATCGATCAGCTTAGCCGCACCAGGGTGAGCGTGGACAGCGGCTGCGACTCCGTTGACGCATTCCCAATGGTCCTCGCTCAGCGGAGTCTTGCCGCTGTCGATGATGGCCTGCCAAGCGGCCTTGCCTTCCTTCGTGCGCTTGTCGCCGCTGAACTTAGTGTACTTCTGGATGAAGAGGTGAGGCTCAAGGACGGCCATGTGAGCCGATGTGCCGAACTCCAGCGCGGGGCTGGATTCGTTCTTAATCAGTCCATCCTGCCAAGCGCGGAAGTGAGCAGGCGATTTACGGAACTGATCTAGCCCGGACTTCGAGAGAGCGCGGGTAGCATGGTACTGCTCCGCGGGCATGTTGCAGACGATGTTAGCCATTGGACACCTCCGGGGCGACGACTTCGGTGATGGTGGCCAACTTGCTTGTGATGAGATCTGGACGCTTGATGTAGCGACCGGCAGTGGCGTCATCGAGGTCACGGAATGTCTGACCTTCCTTGATGCGACCGGCGGCGATTAGGATGGCGTTCACCTCGGATTCGCGGTGTTCGAAGAGTGACTCAAGCTTCTCGGTGATGTCGAAGCTCTTTGTCGGAGCGACAGGAACCTCGGCAACAGCGGGCTGGAAGTCTTCGTTCTCTTCCGGCGTGTAGATGCCAGCGACCACTTCAGGAGCCAGCATGCGGATCGCCTTTGAGATACAACGAGCGCGGAGCATGGCACTCGGATCCTTGGCCCATCCAGATCCCGGCTTGGCGGGAAGTAGGCCAGCAAGCTTGGCATCCTGCTCGGTGAATCCAATCTCGCATGCGTTGCCATCGTAGGTCCACAGAGCGATGGCTGCTTTGGAGTCGAACTGCTTCCACACCACCTTGCCTCCGCGGGCGCGGTAGCCAGCCAGCATGGCGTCGGAGCGCATGCTTAAGCTGCCGTTGATGATGTGGTACTCTCTACGGAAATCGAACGGGGTCTTGCGCTCAGCGGCGCACTGCCACGCGATGAGCTTTCCCTGTTCGACCTTGGTACATCCCAGCATTCCACTGGAAGCGATCCACTCGCCCATCTTCTCGATGGCGGTGATTGGGTCCGAGATACGGTCATACATCTCGGCTTTGGGTTGCGGTGTCGTTGCGATTGCGTTCATTGGTTTTGGCGGAGTATTGCTTCGATTACGTCGGAGCGGACACGGATCGTGCGCTTTGTGGCCTTCATGGCCGGCAGCTTACCTCCCCGGATCCAGCGACGAACGGTCTCGGGATGAGTCCCGAGAGCCCGTGCGATCTCTTTGATGGTCAGGAGTTTCACGCTCACGTTGCGAATGTAGCAACGTGTTGACTCCTTGCAAGAGATTTTTGTGGAAATTATTCGGCGAATCCTCTCCGCGGTGCCTGGAGCGTCAGAGATTGGCCGTTTTCTGCGAGTTCTCGCAGGAACCGGTACTTGCCGATTTCCAAGCCCTTGTCATAGGCGGAACGCAGGAGCTTGAGTCGGACATCGTCGTTTCCTTGCTGGAACTGACCGCTCGTAAAGACGCGCTCAGCGAGGCCGCGGCGGTAGAATCCGACAAGCTGGGTGTAGCGGTCGAACTGTTCCGGATTCATGCGCTCGAACGTCTTGTTGTGGAACGTCAGCACAGGATTGGGAACCGAAGGAATCGCCTGATTGTCTGCGGTCCTGCGCCAGAGTCGATAGATCGAAGAATTCAGCGGATCGGCATCGATCGATCGACTCTTCCACGCATCGAAGAAGTTGTAGGTCCAAGGATTCTCGCCCTTCGGAGTCTGCTCCACAGCCTCTCCCCACAGATCCCGGCGCACCGGCATGGCATTCGGGTCTTTGATTCCAGGAATGGCCAGCCCGAGTGCGGCATACCGTTGATTGACCTCGTTGATCGCGTCCTTGATGAAACCTTCTCCTCCGATGGAAGGCAGGTATTCACGCTCTGCTCTGCGGGCCGCACCCAAGATGTTTGGCGCAATCGGTGAGGCAGCAGTTACAGCGAGATTCTTAACGAATCGGTCCAGAGAATTGGCCGACTCTTCAGACATTAGCTTGATCACATCGCTGACACCCTTCAGGAACTGCTGCTCCATCACGAAGTTGACGCCAGAAAGAGCCGCTCCTTTGCCGAGCGACAAGAAATCAGGGTCGCTTGTGCGCGAACGCTCTTGAATGCGTCGAGTCGTTCCGACCATGAGTCCAATTGCGCCGTGAGTCCCGAGAGCGGACAGATCTTTCACCTCGTCACCAGGGCGAAATGCGGGGTCCTCTCCACGGATCAATCGGCGTAGGCCACTGGTGTTGATCGTGCCAGGGGGCATGACACCGCCAGCCTTGGCCAACTCACGAGCCTTGTTCGTCTCACCCGGAGTGTCGAGATTCGGGGTGATCACACCCTTGTCATAAAGATAGGCGTAAGCTCCAGCGACAGTGGTTCCAACGATAAGTCGAGCAGTCGCAGTGTTGCGCTCCTTCGGGGTCATCTTCGACCAGTTGCGAAGCACACCAGCAGGGGTGAATTGCAATATTTCAGCAGCCACATTGATGGGGGTCTTTTGGAACAAAGACACCATGCGGTACGGAGCGTAGAGCAGCGGAGCCTCCTGCTTGATGAACCGATTGATTCCGGCCACAGCACGAGTCGCAGTATTGTCCTGCTGGAAAATTGAGCGAGCAGCCTCGAACTCAATCTGACCGAGATCTTCAGCCGTAAATCCACGTTGGCCAGCGGCACGGGCCTCGTCCGAAATGAGCATCAGCTTCGGATTACGATTGGCCACACGGATCTGCGCTTCGCTCAGTCCACGCTGCCGACCAAGCTCGGTTATCACTCTTGCCCGCTCAGCCTGCCGAAACGGAACGTCAGTGGCTTGAGTCATTCGGAGCATGATGTCCGGGACGACACCAAGCGTAGCCTCCGCAAGATTGCGGATCACCGGAACATCCTTGTACTCACCGGACATCGCGTCGAACAGATTGCGCCATGCCCGCTGGAAGTTCAGAGGGTTTCCAATGTCGGTTCCAAGCTCATACGGATTGGCGTCAGAGCCCTTGAGAATGGCCCTCTTCGCAGCCGGCAGTGACTTAGCAAAAGCTTGGATGCGATTGAGCGTTCTTGCCCTGATGTTATAGGAATTGTTCTTTCCACCAAACAGAGCCGAATCGATTCCAGCCGCGGTCATGTCAGCCAACTCGCGCAGCGGGATGTTGATCGTGTTTCCAAGCACGTTACGAACGATGGAGATCGGACCCATCACAGATCCCTGAACCATTGAAAGGAACAGATCAGAAGCCGTTGAAGGATTCATGCGAGCGACCTGTTCGTTCAGCGTAACATCGGCTTCATTCCGAAGAGCGTCCGCCATGTCGGCCAGACCAGAAGCGACCTTGAGCCCGCGGACATCGCCCTTGTTTGCTGCGTCCTTCATGCGGATCTCAGCGCGTTTCACGGCGTCAACCGCGCTACGATACTGATCCATGGCATCACCCAGCTTGGTGGCCTGCTCGGGAGTGATCTGCTTTCCTCGTTCAGCCATCGACTTCGTGACCAACTGAACAACGCCTTCACGAGATGCAGACTTAAGCAACTTGAACTGGTTGATCAGTTGACCCCAAGTGGTTCCGCTTTCTGCGAGCTTCAGAGAAAGATCTGCAGCTTCCTGAGTGCGACCTTCGTTGATGAGCCGATTGAAAAGCTCCATTCCAGACGCAACACGGGTGTTGGACTTGGCGTTTCCAATGTCTGCGTTGAGTTGCTCTGGAGTAGCAAGTGAGACCTGCTCAACAACCTGCTCCACGTTCTGAGGAAAATACGAGGCACGAGGCGATTTTGCCACGGCTTCTCGGATCACAGGAGGAACACCAGGAGCAGCGGCAACACGCTCAGCAAATGCACGAGGCTCCATCTTCGGGGGAGCTTCAACGGCAGAGGGGCGTTGAATCGTGCGAGTGAGTTCGTTCGAGAACTCAGCCTCGTCGAACTTATCCTTGAAGTTCTCGCGGGCGTAACGGAGTCCAGCAGCAACAGCGTCAGCGACTGATCCACCAGCGCGGATGATTCCCTGAGCAACGGTCAGCGCACCGTTCCAAGCCGCACCCATAAGCTGCGGAAACGGGTTGGCACCGAGTCCGGGTTCAACCTGGGTGCGAAGTCCCTCAAGCCTCTCAGCAACGCCTTCTGCCTTCTGTCGGAACTTACCTTGAGTCTCCTCGACCGCTTTGTTCCAGACCTCGTTGAAGATGGTTTGCTCAGCGACAGGTAGGCCAGCCTCCTTTCGGCCAACACCGATAGCTTCTTCGACCTTCTTGCGAGTGACTCTGATTGGCTCCCCTTGAGCAGCACCGGATTCGAGGCTCTCGGCAACGGCCTCTGCTGCAAGACGCTTGTCGCGTTGAGCGAGGGCGCGAGTGAGTTTCTGCTCAACGGTTTCGAGAGGAGTGGACGGGCGCGTAGCAGCAGCTTCCTGCTCGGCAGCAATACGCTGTTCACGAGCGCGAAGACGTTCTGCAATGATATCATCAACAGACCTGAGAGGCGTTCCTTCTGGAGCAACAGGAACCTCTGCCTCACGAGGGGGAAGCATGCCTCCTTCACGAGGAGCAGCGCGTTGAGCTTCCAGTTCTGGAACGATCAGTGGCCTACTGACAGGTTCAGTAACCGGAGCTTCGGGAGCGACCTCTCCACGCATCAACTCCTCAGCGGTGAACTCACGCCTTCCAATAGCCTCCCGAATGGCGGCGGCACGTTCGCGGAAAGCCTGACGTTCAGCAGCACGTTGAGCTTGAACCTCTTCAGCAGTTCTCAGCGGAGTTCCGGCACGAGCAGCTTCACGCTCAAGAGCAACCTGTTCTTCATCGGCAATACGTTCATCGCGGGCGCGAAGACGGTCTGCCAAGATTTGCTCCTGAGTGCGAAGCGTTTCAGGAGTCTCATCAATCAGTTCTCGAACAGGAAGCCTTCCTCCTTCAACAGCAGCGCGTGGACCTTCACCGATCTTCTCTGGAGTGTAGACGAACGGCTCGTCCGGGTTCATCCCGGCGATCAGTTCACGGAACTGAGTCTTGAGATCCTGAACCGGAACAATCCGGTCCATCTGGTCAATCAATCCACTGACCTGACCGATTGCTTCTCCAACTGTCTGTTTTCGAGAAGCAAGGTTCTCAAGCACATCGGCCTGAGTGACGCCTTTGCCTCGCATCCCAAACGAGCGGGCCACTTGTGCGCCAAGACCAGCAGAGAACAGTGTTCCAATCGCGGCCTCAAACGAAGCCTTGAGCTTCTCTTCTGGAGTGGCATCAGGATTTGCGATGGTCTGCAACGCAACGCCAGTAGACTCAGCGGCACCACGGGTAACCTCAGGAGCCAATGCAGCAGGCAATCCTGTTTCAATGATACCTGGAATCTCAGCCGCTTGTGCCGCAGCACGAAGATCTGCGATTTGAGACGCACGGACAGCGGATGGCGCAACACCTTCAGCGAACGACTCGGCGGCAGCAGCAACAGACCTAGGAATCTGAGACGCCTGACGAGCAGCCCCGGCAACGCCAAGGGTCATCAGGTTCATCGGAGAAAGGAGATCGGCAGCAATCTGTCCGGTCACCTCTCCAGCGGGGCGAGTGATGTATTCAGGAATCGGAGTATACTCGCTGACAGCTTCTCCAAGTCTGCGACCGATGGCAGCAGCTTGCTCACGCTTTTCTGGAGAAGCAGAGAGGATGGCCATCGGGCCTTCCTTCTCGATACGAGAAGCACCTTCAAGCATTCCAAGCTTAGGTTCACCACCCGTGATCTGCTGAATCGTTCTGCCTACGGCTGCGATATCTTGCGGAGTCGGAGGATTCGCAAGAGGAGAAGCAACCCTCAGAAACGAAGGAGCCAACGCCTTGGCCTGCTCAAACAGACTCGGCGGAGCTTGGAGAACTGGAGCATTAGGATACTTCTGTCGGCCAGCAAAAGCGAAGGCCCGCTCGACATCTTCTTTTGTCGGGGGCCTGTCGCCTTCTAGCTCAAGAGTTACTCCGGTTGCTTCCTGAGTGACCTCGTAGATAGGCATATTATTTCATTCTGACTTTGAAACCAGGAATGTCAGTGGTTTTCTCTTCCTCAGGTTTCTTCGCGGTTCCGGCGGGTGGAGGAGGAGTTCCGAACCCCTGACCCTGATTGGCGAACAGTTGCTGCAAGATCTTCTGCTGCTCAGCAATAGGCACAGGTTTCTTGAATCGGACAGTGGGTTGCATCTGTCCAGTAAGTGAGTCCGTTGAATATGTAACCTCATAAGGAGGCTCTTCGGAAGGAGTCTGTTCAAGGAATCGCTTAAGCTGCGGAATGGTTTTTGAAAGCTCCGAGATTTGATCAGGAGTTCCAGCAACCGTTCCGTAACCGGGAACATTGACCTGAGTATATCCAGCTTTCTTTTTCGCCGCTTCCTGCTGCTGCTCTTCCTTTCCTTTCTCAAACGAGTACATCTCGGTCAGGGTTCCGATATCGGGCTGTCCGAGGTTATAAGTCCTGCCATCAACGCCGGATCTCGATCGGAGATAGCCCTCCATTTCAGGACGCTTGGCTTCAAGCTGAGCAACATCACGTTGGCCAATCTGCTTGTACTGCTCTCCAAGTCTCGCCAGATCCTCCTTCATCATTTCAGCGCGAGTCGCCTTCATGCGCTCCATTATGCGTTGCTCCTGCAACGCCGCGAGGTTCTCCTCCATCAATGCCCGCTTGGCCTGACGCTGCTGTCGGATTTGCTCGTTGGTTCCGGTGAACTCGCCAGCGATGCCGCCGGTAAGCATGGACAATCCCTTGAGCAGCGGGTTGACACGTTGGCCAGCCTGCTTCTTGAGTTCTTCTCTGATTTCTTCTGGAGTAGCCATATCACCTCATTCTGCTGAACATCCGGTTTTGGACCGCCTCATCCGTGATGGACTGGCGGATTCGAGAGTTACCCATCGCCCGCATCGCAGCGGCAAGAATTTCCTCCGGATCGTAGTTGATGTAATCGAATCTGCCGGGGGAGAACGACATGTCCTGCCGAGTCGGAACAGGGACCGTGGTGGGGGCAACCTGAGCAATCGGCTCGACGGGCTGCAACACGGGCCTTGAAGACACCGCGGTGCCGGGAATGGTTACAGGCCCCCTGCTGGGAGGAGGCTCGTAGATTGGAAACGTGGGCCGATTGATCGTTACCACCTCCGGAAGCAACGGCTCGGGCTCCGTAACCGGAGGCTGAGGAGTGACCGGAGGCTGCGGAGTGACGATCGGCTGAACCGGAACCGTGGTCACCGATTCAGGGGGAAGCACGAGGCTTTCACGCGGTGGCGTCACAATCGGCTCCCCACCCGTCTGCGGCGGAGTGGTCGTGATCGGGGGCTCCGCTGGACGAGTGGTTCCAGGGCTCCAGATAGGACCAGTACCAGTGTTGACGTACTGGTTTGTCCACCAATCAGGAAGTGTTGCGTCTCCAAGCTCTTCCGGTTGAGGCTCGGAAATTGGGGGTTGAACCGAGGGTTGCTCAACAGGAGCAGCGGGTTCCGCGTAATAGCTCATCGGATCCACCGGAGGGATCGCGTAGCCCGAAGGAGTAACGGGTCCGAATATGGTCTGAGGCTGGTCAAGACGAACCGCAGGAGGAGCGGCTTGAGGAGTGAAGCTTGGCCTGCTGGTAGGAGCGGTACCGGCTCCAGGATTCATCAGAAGCTGAACCGGATCCTGCAAGTAGTTGACCGTAGGAAACGGAGACACCGGCTCTTGAACAGGTGGAGCAACCGGGGGAGCAGATGTTTCTCCTCCCGGTATGAACCAGTAGTTTGATCCGATGTCGTTTGCCATAGATCAACGCTTCGGAACCAAGCTCTTGATCCGACCGAGCATCCAGTTGGCCACCAACTTCTTGATGGTGGGCTTGTTCTTGATCCACTTCGCGAACTTCTCCGCGTTGCTGTCGTAGAAGCTCTTGAACCAAGCGGGGCCAACGAGTTCCTTCCAGAAGAAGAACGCCTCCCACTGATCTGGGATGCACTCGCGAGCGACGTAGCAACCCATGAATCCACTGAATCCCTGACCAAGGTTTCCAATGCCTTCGGTAACACCTTTGAAAATCGCCAGCGGGGAATTGGCCTGCGAAGCCTGGAAGGCGTTCTGAGCGTTCTGCAACGCGAAGCTGGATCCAGTTTGGAGCAACTGACCCGGACCCGCCTGTTGCATGCCCTGCATCAACTGCGGAGCCGCGAACGGAGACGCACCCTGCTGGAGCGCACCAAGCTGAGCGGCCTGCGACACGATCGGCTGGAGACCGAGCGCGGACTGGATGTTGGCGATGTTCTGCTGCTGCGCCCCCTGACGCTGCTGCTGAGCGGCCATCTGACCAGCGAATGTCTGCTGCTGAGCAGTGTTCCGTTGGCCAGTGGCAGCGAGGATGTTCTGGAACGACTCCTGAGCCTGACGATTCGCAACGTCACTTGTCGTCTGGCCAGACTGGAGCAGACCTAGAGCTTGAGCCCTACGCTGCATGTCAGCGTTCGCAATAGCCTCACTGACGCCTCGCGCCTCACGGAGCGCGGAGAGATTGCCAAGGATGTTTCCAGTAGCCGTACCACGAGCCCGAGCAGCCTGTTCAGCGGCGCGGATCATCGTGGGATCGAGAGTTCCAACCTGGGCGAGACCCTGCTGGATCTGACGCTCCAGATCAGAGCGCATGGCGCGAGCCGCACCGGTATCCTGAGGAGCGGTGGGCATTCCAACCTGCTCGTAGGTGGGAGCGGTGGGACCAGCCTGAGAAATCGGGGATTGCCCAATGTCCTTCAGGAATCCTTCGTACAGCTTGTACCGCTCCGGATCAGTGGCCTGAAGCTCAGCACGGCGTTGCTCGGCGAACTGGGTGCCGTACTGCTTGGCCAGTTCTAGTTGCTGGGCAGTTTGCTCAGGAGCAAGCGATGCGAGCGCACGGGCAGTCTCTCGCGTGATATCGATGTCAGAGATCCCGGTGAAATCATACGGGCGTTGATCGATAACCTTTCCAGACGAATCATAAACTGGATACGTCCCCTTTCCACCGGTTCGAGATGCAGCCTCGATCTGCCGAAGAATCGGGAAAGTCTGTGCCTGAGCGTAAACCGCTTCACGGTTCGCCGCGGCCATGTCTGGAGCCCTATATGTTCCGCCCATAGCAAATCCTGTTGTTCATCAAGAGTTTGAAGTACCGGTCGAAATCGTACAAACGGGAAACGCCCTTCCGGACGCCTCCGAGCTTGGTGACGTTCTTGGAACACATGCCCATCATGGCCAACCAAAGCGTCTGAACCGCCTTTGGCTCTGTTCCAACAACCATCTCAATCCAAGCGATGTGACCATCACGGAAGTTGTTGTTGATGTCCTCTGACTCAGCGACCGAGTTGAGGAACCTTACCGCACCAACACCAACGCATTCACCAGCCTCGTTCTCCACGATCCCGAACTGGCGCACCTTGTTGAAGATGCCGATCCAGTTGAGAAGCTGGTCATCGTTCCATGTGGAACAAGTGGGCCACTTCTCTCTCAGCAGCTTAGCGGCTGCGATGATCGTGGGATGAGCGTTCATTGCTGCGGTCGAACCGAGTCAACGAAGCCAGAGAGGATTGTGGATTGAAGCGAAAGCCGACCGCCATCGGTGTGGACCTTGAACTGCAACGTGTTCCAGCGTCCGCGGCTGATCAGGTTGTACGCCTTCAGGAACTTCTGCGAGTTCGTGATCGCCAGAGCAGGGTCCAGCGACGAGAAGCTGCCCGACATATTCGTGGCCAACGAGAGCGCAGCGGTCGTGTTCTGCTCCGTGTACGGATTGTCGAACGCGAACTGGATGCTGTAGCCGATCTTGTCAGGAATAGGCTCACCGAGGTTGTACGCCTTCGTGATGACCGTGGACGAGTAGTTGGAGCCACCGTCGAGGTAAGCGGACGAAGCGACAGGAGACAGACGGCTATTGGGTAGGTAATCGTTGAACGACCATACCTGACCTGCGCCAGCAGAAACAGAGACGATATCGCCAGCGAACATCAGGACGGGTCCGAAGTTTGAGAACGAGGTGGGGATGAAATCGTTCACCACCCAGTTGTCCCAGTAACCGAGCCAAGAGCGGGCCAGCGTGTGGTACACGATGACCGCGTTGTTCTCGTTGAGCGCACCCTCCAGCGAGATGTCGATCGAGTTCTCGGTGAGCAGAGCGTACTCGCTCTCAAGTCCCAGGATCGCAGGGCCTTCGGTCACGAACGGAACCGCGAGCAGATAGCGGTTGTTCCAGAACGTACCGTCGCACAGATCAAGCTTGGTCTTATCGATCTTGCTGATCAGGTCGTTGATCGGGCTGGAGAGAGCCAACCCAACGCTCGTCTGAGTACCCGCTTGGATCTGCTGGAGAGAGCGGATGCCGTCACGCGACAAGAAGAAGACATCGGGTCCGACAGCAGCGATCGAGCGGTGCGACGAGCATCCAATGTTTCCGCTGACGAGCGTGATACTCCAGTCCGCAGGATCCTGCGTAGGATCGGCGTCCACGGCCCAGATCGACCGCTCCTTGAACACGATGAGCCGGTATCCGAACCACGAGTACAAGCCCTTGATGGGATCGCCGTCACCGCCAACGCGAATGGATCCAAGCGGATCCCAGGATTCGCCATCGAGGATGTCCGAGAAGTAGAGCGTGTCGGGCTGGATCGAGGTGTCACCGGAGACGCACCACAGGCGATTGGTGTGGACCGTGAGATACAGCGGTTTGTTGGGAGGCGTCAGCGAGACGTAGGCCACTGCATGCGCTCCACCACCACCGCTGATGCTCACGGAAGGAGCCGTGGTGTACCCACTGCCAGGATTGGTGATTGTGACCGCAACGAGATTGCCATCACCGGACACAACGGCATCCGCTGTGGCCGTAACACCACTCGGAGGAGCGGAGATTGTGACCGTTGGGATCGTCGAAAGATTCGACCCCTGATTGATGACATCGATGCGGCTGATCTTTCCAGCGGTGATCGTCGAGTAGATGTTGCTCGAACTGACGTACTTCAGCGTCCCGATGCCGTCGCTGTAGAACAGCTTGTCGTTCAACTGCGCGAAGTAAACGTAGCTTGCAGCAGAGTTGAGCGTAGATCCTGTGATCTGGTTGTACGAAACACCAGGAGATCCGAAGTAGAGACTCTTGGTCGAGGTACCAAGATCGTTGACCGCGATGACCAGACGCTCCGAAGCAGCCGTGTCGAAGTAGAAACCAGAGAATACCGAAGCGTTGACTGGAAGGTTCGATCCGAAGTTGGAGGTGGTAGCCTCCCAGTTGGTGATTACGTCCTCCCAGTTCGCGGAGATACTGTTGCCAGCGAGCGAGACCGATCCAAGACGCGTGACGAGATTGCCGAAGTCATCGTAGTCCATGTTGATGGCCGACTCCATGCTTGTGGCAGGAATGGCATCAGGACGAGTGGCCGAGATGACTCCGGTGCTGAACCCAGTGCTTCCATCCAGAAGCATCTGATCGTCGAGAGCGTCTGTGGATTGGAATGGCATTACAGGATGTCCTGGAAGGTGTAATCGTAGAGGCTATCCGGGATGATGCGGCTGATCTGCTGCTGTTGGCCACGCTCCATGTCCTTCATGATGGATACCTGAGCGGCTCCTTCCTGGAACTTGGCCTGCGCCTTACCGTACTGGCGCGAGTATTCGAGCAGATCGCCTTCGGTGTAGGCCATCAGTGCATTCTCCACTCCTCGAAGCTCGAAGTTTGTGTCGTTGATGATGGTCTGCTCTTCGCCGAACTGCCGCATCTGCGACTGCTTCTTGCCGAGGATGAAGAGCGTCCCGTTCGCGTTGGGCGTGGGAACGAGCTTGATGCGAGGAACACCGGCCTGTCCGTATGCACCACCGATGAGCCGCGCCCAGTTGACGAAGTTACCCGGAGTGGACTTACGGGAATCGACGTTGTTCCAGGTATTTGGATCGAGTTGGAAGAACGAGACCCATTCCGCGGCAGGAACCTCGATGCCATCGGTGTCGCCATCGATCGTGAATCGGGTGGCGACCGGGAAATCGAGGAACGTGTTGTAACCGGTTCCAGAGGCGTAGCTGGCCGTGACGTAATCGGACAAGACAACGATCTCTTGGCCGTCCGTAACGCTGGTGGATATGACCCCGAGGGTGTCGTTCCAGAGGCACGAATCCCATATCATCGAGTAGCGGCGGACGCAGAACTTCTTGGCCAACGCGAGCGTGGCAGAGTCTGTGAACGAGAGCTTATCGCAAGCCGCCTGGGCTACTTCGGAGGGTTTCATGCGAAGAATTCCTGAAGCGTCATCGAAGAACAGGTGGTGAAGCTTGTGCCACCGTTGAACGCATAGTTCAGATACAAATTGGTGGGAGAAAGCGGGCTAAAGATGTGAACCTTGTAGGTCACAGCAGATCCCGTTGCAGGAGAATCAAGGAACTCGATCTTGGTGTTGTTGATCGCATTAACCTCACCATCTTCGTAGCTTCCTGAAGCTATACCCCTTTGGCCCGCACCAACGGAGGTGCCAATCTCGGTTCCATTTCTGGTCAGCCTGAACAAGACGTACTGAGAAGCATTCGTCGTGCAGGAGTAGTTAAGAACGATGCTGACCAGAACCTTTGAAGAGGCGGATCGAGGAGTGATGCTGGTGGTTACAACAGCGATCTCGGTTCCTGGACCGGTAAGCGATCCAACGTAATTCGATCGATCATTTCCAACCGTTTGAACGCATTGCGGAGCATTGGAAGCGGTAATGCCAAGCGCACTCGCGGAGACCGTGCGAACCTTGCTCGAATCGCTGGCGTCCGTGATCAGCACCTTATCGTTGGCCAGATCAACCGTGACGTTGGTCGCGTTGGGAAGCGTGATGTTGTTGGCGTTGATCGTCAGCAGATCACCAGCCGCATTTCCGATCGTGGTATCACCGTTGGAAAGCAGGTTTCCGCTCAGCGTCGTGACCCCGGTGACATCGAGTGTCGATGAGAGCGTTGCCGCACCGCTCACTCCCAGCGTAGACAGGCTTGTCGCGCCAGTAACACCGAGTGTTCCTGCGACCGAAGTATTACCGCTCGCTGCCGTGACGTTGAACTTGTTGGTAGCAACAGCCAGATCGCCAGCAACGCCAAGAGTGCCAGCAATGGATGTATTTCCGGAGGACGCAGTGACATTGAACTTGTTGGTGTTTACCGCGAAGTCACCAGTGCAAGAGAGAGTGCCTGGAACCGAGAGGTTTCCAGAGAGCGTGGTAGCACCCGTGACGCTCAGGTTTCCACCCACCGCGAGATTGCCAGCGAGGCTGTTGTTCTGACCGGATTGAGTCTGAGAGATCGCTCCGAACGAGCTAATCGTGCCTGCGCTCGTGGCGATATTTCCAGCCGTGGCCAACGAACCAACGGTGGCGGCACCGGTTACTCCGAGCGCACCAGCAACCGAAGCGTTTCCACTGGAAGCAGCGACCGTGAACTTGCTGGTTCCAACGCTGAAGTCTCCCGTGGTGTTGACCGCGGTGCTTGAGACCTGGAGCGCGGAATCGTTGCCGCCGCCATCACCCAACGACTTGAGGGTCGAGGTGATCGTAGCGTTATCAGAAGTCTTGAGTAGGCCAGTGTAGGTCGATGCGACCGTGCTGCCTGTGAGTGGAGTTCCCATATCAGTTCTTCGGAAGTGCGTACCAGCCAGCAGGCAGGACCACGGTGGATGGTCCTACGAGCTTCTTATTGGAATCGAAAGCGTAGACGCGAGCCTTAACGGGCGCGGCAAGCATCACGGGGTCACCGGAAGGGACCAGAACCACCTTGGTCATCTGGCAACCGAGGAAGGTCGGCAATGCGCCCAGCCATATCAGCTTTGAGATCTTTGGGCGCATTGCCGTGTTGAACATCGGTTGGTGGTGTTTCCCGGAGCCAATCGAGGATGACCTTGAGGATCTGGTAGATCCAGTTCACTCGGCCTTCTTCTCGGAGGCGTCCTTGGCCATGATGAGACCAACGCCAGCAGAGATCGCGGCGATGGTGGCAGTCAGGTCCAGGTTGGTGGACGGGTCGCCATCGAAGAGAGCTTTCAGAGCCCCGCCAACAGCGACGAGGATGGCACCGATACCGGCGATAGTGGTCTTGGTGTTTTTCATTTCTTCAGGGCTTTGTAGAGTGCGACACAGGCAGCGATCAAACCAACCACGGCGGTGGCGAACCGGAGCCACTCGGTGAGCTGGGGCAGGAACGAGATCATCGTCGCTGCGCTTGCTGTGGCCAGTGAAACACCGAGGCCGTGGCTTCCGCCGTGGTTGGTTGCGTCCATTGTTTACTCGGAGGCTTTAGGTTGAGCGGCTTTGTAAGCCTCAACAACAGCAGAAGTCCACAGCGCGTTGGCAATCTTCACCACCTCAGGCGGCTGTCCCTCCAGAGAATCTCCGGGATACAGCGTGTACTGCGCGGTGATTTCAGAGCCAACGATTGAACCGCTGTTGTCGTAATCGACGCCGGTCGTCACGAACAGCGAGTTGTCGGTGTTGACCTGAACGGTCGTGATTGGGACTGGTACGATCATTGGGTGGTGGGGCTGGAGTTGGCGATGCTGGCCTGATAAGCGGCAATGGCTTCAGCGGTCCAGATGGCGTTGGCAATCGCAACGACCTGCTCAGGCTGACCCGTAAGGTCGGAGCCGGGGGTCAGGCAGTAGCGGCGGAAGGTGGAGGCTTTCACGGCCTCTCCATCGACGATCTGATCCGCAAGACGGACCTGCAACGTCGCGTTGGGAAGAACCTCGCAGAGCGAGAAGATAGTGCGTTCGGTGAGCATGGGATTAGACGTCGTAAGTGACATTGAAAATCAACACACTTGTTCCAGACGGAAAGTTTGAATTAGAAAGCACGCTATCAGAACCAGCATTCGTTATTTGCTCCAAGTTTATTACTGTTGAGTTAGGCGGAACATATCCCTGAAAAACATCAGTAAAAGTAATCGCCGATAGTCTTAATGAAGCAGCCCAATACGATCCGGCAGCATTTGTGGATGTAAACGGAAGGCCAGTAATCAACGCAGTTCCAGTAGAAGATCCTTTTGCCGTCAAAACTATCAAACCATTTGCTGTTACAGACCTTCCTACTTTAGTGTATCGTCCAGCAAAAGTGCCTGTCATTCCAACACTAGCACCACCAAATGTGATACCAGGAGTAAACGTCCCCTCCTCATAATCATCCAACGTGTTCGCATCGGACGAAGCGACTTGCGTGGCGGGGAAGGTGATGCCGGACTTTAGCTGCAAGCAACCGCCAGTACCGGCAGGCGTCACCCCCACGCCCAAGCCGGTGGAGTTCAGGCGCATTAAGTCGCTTCCTCCTTCTTGCCAAACATGAGGCTGACCAGCGATGACGCGATAATTCAGACCGCTCGATCCAAAAATGTACCCCTGAACCGTTCCACCAGAGTTCTTAAGGACAAGATCAGAAGTGATTCCAACGTCTCCAGCGACATTGAATGTCTGCAAACCAGTCAGCGTTGCAACACCAACACCAACTTTATTCAACGCGCTGTCCACCTTCAGAGTGCTGGTATCCACCGTCAGATCGCCGGTGATGGTGGCGGAGGCGAGGGTCGCGGTGCCGGATGCGCCGAGGATGTTGTTGACGCTGATCTTCTTCGTGGTTCCCGAAGCCGCCATCGTGGTATCGCTGACATCAACGATGGGGATAACGTCATTCGCGGGATCGGCTCCCGTAAGAGCCGTCAGTGCTGTAATCTTCGTGTCTGCCATAATCAGTTAGCTTGGATGATGAGTTTTCCTGTGTCCTCCCGCGAAAGGAACGTCGTGTTGTCCTCTAGCAGAAGGGAATCAAAAGTTCCGAATGTGATTACGATCTTATCCACCCCGTTCTCCAGCAGGATGAAAAACTCATCCTCCTGCAGCAGATCCCGGCGCAAGATCGGCGGATCAATGGGAGTGACGCTTCCGCCACCCACTGCCGCCAACCTCGTTCCTAGAGCCAGGGTAGTCACCAGGGATCAGGATTGGATCACACCGTTCGTGGCCCACACCACTCCACTCGAAAGCTGGAAGCTGTTGATCGGGGCCTGAATCGTGACGCCAGCCGGGATCGTCACGGTCGAGAAGGTGCCAACGATGTTAGCCCCAGAGATGCTGGAGATCACAGTCGGAGCCAGGAACGTGAGTGCCACGAACGGGCCGGTGTAGCTCGCAGTATCCTGAACGAGTCGGCCACCTGCCACGCCCATCGAATACTGGATCGCCTGATTTGATACGTCGCTCATATATCCCAAATCTTCCGAATCTGATTCTTGCTGAAAGTGCTCTCGAAACGTGATCCCTGCCGGTCTTCCATCCGGCTGAACCCGCGCTTCACATGATCCTTGAGTCCCGGCTCAGAAGCAAAACCGGTGACCCCGAAGCGGGCCACCGGCTGTCGCTTCCACCGCTTCCCATCAAGGACAACAGAGTCGGTGCCCATCGGAGCGATGTGCTCGATGCACTGACCATTGTTCTCGAAGGTGTAGATCGGCATCTTAGGACTCCATCTCGCTGTCGTAATCCGCAGCCATCTTCATCATGGACTCCTTATCCATGGGCTTCTTGGAGTACATCTCCTTGTCGTCCTTGTTCTCGTACTCAGCGGGCATGCCGTTGACGCTGCGGATCTCGACGTAGGCCTCTCCGTTCTCCAGCTTCTTGAGAACGCCGCGAACATCGTCCAAAACCACTTCATCACCAACCTCGGGCATGGCTTGCTGGCCATCCTCCATATCGGTGGAAAGGGCCTCG